GCTGCTTTAAATAAAAATGATGGTTCAAGAACTGCATTTATTCCTAAAAATGATATGTTCTTTGAATTCGATTACGACGCTTATCACGTAAGAATCATGGCTAAACTAATTGATTTTCCCTTAGACAGGGGCTCTGTCCATACCCAATTAGGACGCATGTATTTCGGTAAAGATAAGCTAACTGAAGAAGAATATGCTAAATCTAAAGAACTTACCTTTAAACAATTATATGGGGGTGTGTTTAAAGAATATAAAGAAATACCTTTCTTTAAGGCAATGAATGAATACATAGATAAGCTATGGACTTTATTTAACGCTACAGGAAAATTAGACTTAGTTGGAGGAAAAATACTAGATAAAGAACAAATACAAAACCCAACACCAAATAAAATTCTAAATTATGTGATTCAGTCCGCAGAAACGCATAATAATGTAATTTCTGTAAAACAAGTCATAGAATATTTGGAGAATAAACAAAGTAAAGTTATATTATACACATACGATTCATTCTTGATCGATTATGCAGTTGATGATGGAAAGGAAGTACTAAAAGAAATTAAAAAGTTATTAGAAATTAACGGTTATGTTATTAAGGTTGCGTATGGCCCTAATTATAATTCCTTAAAAGAAATTTAATATTTATTATGGATTACGATATAAATTTTGACGATTTGGCAAACAAATTATTTTGCACCTTTACAGCTGAAGAACAACTAGATTCCACCCTAGCTACTATAAAAGAACAATATGATATTTTATTTAATAAAATATTTGTTTTATACGTGGAATCAACTAAGGAATATGTGTGTACCTATAACGTAGATTCCTTTAATATGGCAGATTCCATATTAGAAAATACTATCCTTTTACATAGAAAAAAAGAATCTAATACTTTATATACGATTAATGCACTTAATGATTTAATTTGTTCATTAAATGGAGGAAAATTAGATAAAAGTTTTAGAGTAAATTGGCAAGATTACCGCAACTGTATTTTACTTACAACCAGTGGCGAGTTAAAAAAATTAGATACCAAAGTTTACGAAATAATTAATTTTTAATTTGGTTACCTAATAGAGGGTTATTATATTATTAACAGTTACATTAAAAACAATAAATAGTTATGGATTTAAATTTAATCTCAAGCAAGTTAGAAAAACTACAGTCCCCACAAGGACAAAAATCAGATCAAAAATTTGACAGAAGTCAGTATTTTTGGAAAGCTCCTATGGGCAAATCACAAATTAGATTTGTACCCTTTAAGGAAAACAAAGACAATCCTTTTACTGAAGTGTATTTTCACTACGGAATTGGAAATAGAACGATGATCTCACCAATTAATTATGGTGAAAAAGATCCTATCGTAGAGTTCTCAAAAGAATTACGTAAAACATCTGAACCTGAAAATTGGCGTTTAGCTAAAAAGTTAGAGCCTAAAATGAGAGTATTTGCTCCCGTTGTAATTAGAGGTGAAGAGAATAGAGGAGTACGTTTTTGGGAATTTGGAAAACAAGTATATCAAGAATTACTTAGTTATGCTGCTGATGAAGATTATGGCGACTTTACAGACGTTGTATCTGGTTTAGATATGACAGTAGAAGTAGTTCAAGGTAATCCTTACCCACAAACATCACTTAGAGTAAAACCAAAACAATCATCATTATCAGATGATAATACTTTGGTTGAAAAATGGTTAGCTGAACAACCTGAATTGTTGAAATATTATAAGAAATATTCTTATGATGAAATGAAAACGGCACTTCAAGAATGGTTAAACCCAGAAGAATCTACTGAAGAAGCAAGTGGAGGTAGTATTTTAGATGGACCTGCTACTGATTTTGGAAACAAAAGCAAGGATACAGGTTATACACTTAATGTCAAAACAAAAGAGACAGTAAGTGATAACGATTTCGACGACTTATTTAAAGATTAATTTTTATGGCTAGAAAAAAAGCAAGCCTTGGAGGCGATATCTCTAAGTCTGTTAAGGGAACATTCTCCCTTGACAAGTTCAAAGCTGCTAAAGGCTTAGGAACTTCAAACAACACCTTTAAAGAACAGGAATGGATACCACTATCTCCTGCTTGGCAAGAAATGGTATCATTACCTGGTATTCCTCATGGCCATATTACTTTATTACGTGGACATTCAGATTCAGGTAAAACAACAGCTTTATTAGAAGTAGCTGTTAATGCTCAAAAAATGGGAATTTTACCTGTTTTTATCGTTACGGAAATGAAATGGTCTTGGGAACATGCTATGATGATGGGTCTAGAAGTTGATTTGGAAAAAGACGAAAATGGTCAAGTTACTAGTGTAGATGGTAATTTTATTTATGCTGATAGAGGTCAATTAGGTACTGTTGAAGCTGTCGCAGGATTCATGGCAGATCTAATGGATGAACAGCGAAAAGGTAATTTACCAATGGATATGGTATTTTTATGGGATTCAATTGGATCTGTGCCGTGTCAAATGTCAGTTGAAAAAGCTAAAAACAATAATGAGTGGAATGCTGGTACAATGTCAACTCAATTTGGAAACTTTATTAACCAAGAAATTCTATTATCACGTAAAGAATCTTATCCCTATACTAACTCATTAGTAGCAATTAATAAGATTTGGGTTGAAAAACCAATTGGACCAATGTCACCCCCTATTATGAAAAATAAAGGTGGAAATACAATGTTCTTTGATTCAACTTTAATTGTAACCTTTGGTAACATTTCAAATGCTGGAACTTTAAAAGTTAATGCTGTAAAAGATGGTAAGAAAGTAGAATGGGCTAAGAAAGTAAAAGTAGCCGTTGAAAAAAACCACATTTCAGGTGTTACAACTACTGGTAAAATTGTAGTAACCCCACACGGATTTATATCTGATACTAAAAAAGATATAGAAAGTTATAAGGAATTACATAAAAATGAATGGGGTGCTATTTTAGGTGAAGGTCCATTTCAAGTAGTATTAGAAGGATCAGATGAAGAAGAATTTAAAGGTATAGTTTCTTCATCAAATGGATAAAACACATCAGGATATTCTCAATAACTTGCATGAGGAGTCTACTCTGGAGCCCCTGCACCTAAATAGCAGGGTGCTCCTAATAGATTCAATGAATACCTTTTTACGCTCATTTGCAATGATTCCTGCCATTAATCCACAAGGTAATCATGTTGGTGGTTTAGTTGGGTTTATGAAGTCTTTAGGCTATGCTATAAAGTTAATACAACCTACTAGGGTTATTTTAGTATTTGATGGTCAAGGAAATATTACAAATAGAAGAAATACATATTCTGAGTATAAAGCAAATCGACAGATAAAACGAATTACTAATTTTAATGTATTTTCTACATTAGAAGAAGAATCTGAATCGGTTGGTACTCAAATGATGCGTTTATTAGATTATCTAAAAACTTTACCTGTTAATATTTCAATTATAGATAAAATTGAAGCAGATGATACTATAGCATATTTGTCTCAAAAATTAAAGGATGATGTAATAATATATTCTGCTGATCAAGATTTTCTACAGTTAGTAAATGAACGAATTACAGTTTATTCACCAATTAAAAAGAAATTCTATAGACCTAATGATGTATTTGAACAATATGGAATGCATCCTTACAATTTTATTACAATGAAATGTCTAATGGGTGATAAATCAGATAACCTCCCCGGTGTTAAAGGTTTAGGTCCTAAAAAATTAATGAAATATTTTCCTGAAATAGCAGGACAAAAGAAATTTACATTACAGGAAGCATACCAAAAAGCTACAGATAAAGTAGAGGAACATGGAATTTATGGTAATGTCCATTTATTTAAAAGTCAACTTGAAATAAATTACGAGTTGATGTGTTTAGAAGAAATTGAATTAATTGAATCTGATAAAAAGGAATTAGATGAATTAATAGAAACTAAACCCTATAACTTTAATAAGTCTAAATTTTTGGGGATGTATGAAAAAGATTTATTAGGTCGTGGAATACCTAATACAGAATTTTGGTTATCAGAGGTATTTACGTATCTTCAGAATTACAAGGTTAAATAAGTTATGACATTAAAAACATTATCCCAATACGGACCTCATTTTCAAGTAAAAGTTATACATTCTATATTAAAGAATAAAAAGTTTTTACTTAATATTAGGGATGTAATTATACCTTCTTATTTTGAAAATCAAGCACATCAATGGTTAGTAAAGGAAGCATTACAATATTTTGATGAGTTTCATACTACACCTACACTTGATTTTCTTAAAATTGAAGTTAAAAAATTAGATAATGATGTTTTAAAAACAGCAATTATTGATCAATTAAGAGAAGTTTATAAAATGGTAAACGATGATCAAGAATATGTTGAACAAGAATTTCAAAACTTCTGTAAAAACCAATCATTAAAATCAGCATTACTTAAATCAGTTGATTTACTTCAAGATGGAATGTTTGATGATATTAGATTTACAATTGATAATGCATTAAAAGCAGGACAAGATAAAAATATAGGACACGAGTATATTAAAGATGTAGAATCTCGTTATAAAGAAGAAGATCGTCAAGTAATACCTACTCCTTGGCCTATTATTAATGATAAATTAATGGGTGGTTTAGGTGGAGGTGATTTTGGTCTAATATTTGGTTCACCTGGTGGAGGTAAATCATGGACTATGGTTGCTTTAGGTGCACATGCCGTAAAATTAGGATTAAATGTTGTTCATTATACCCTAGAATTATCTGAAGGTTATGTTGGTAAGAGATATGATGCACATTTTATTAAACAACCTGTAAATGTAGTGCATTTACATAAAGAGAAAATTAATAATTATTTAGATAATTTAAAAGGTA